AGAATTGGTACCCACCCCAAGTTGCAGGATTCAGTACTGTCATATAATCTTCAAGTACTAATCCATCGTTAAATTCTTGTGGTTCTGCAAATATGTAAGCCGAGAACGGTATATTAGTTGGTGTTGGTGTTTGAGTATTTGTTGGTGTATTGGTATTTGTTGGTGTATTAGTAGGTGTTTCTGTATTAGTTGGAGTTGGAGTGTTTGTTGGAGTTTCGGTATTTGTTGGAGTTTGTGTTGGAGTTTCGGTATTTGTTGGAGTTTGTGTTGGTGTCTCGGTATTTGTAGGAGTTGGCGTACTTGTTGGAGTCTCAGTATTTGTAGGTGTTGGCGTACTTGTTGGAGTCTCAGTATTTGTAGGTGTTGGCGTGTTTGTAGGTGTTTCTGTATTTGTAGGAGTTGGAGTATTAGTCGGAGTTTCCGTATTAGTCGGTGTATTTGTTGGAGTCTCAGTATTTGTAGGAGTTTGTGTTGGAGTAGGTGTCTCAGTATTAGTAGGCGTCTGAGTCGGAGTTTCTGTATTTGTAGGAGTTGGAGTATTAGTCGGAGTTTCCGTATTAGTCGGTGTATTTGTTGGAGTCTCAGTATTTGTAGGAGTTGGCGTATTAGTCGGAGTTTCTGTATTTGTTGGAGTTGGCGTATTAGTCGGAGTTTCCGTATTAGTCGGCGTATTAGTTGGAGTTTCTGTATTAGTTGGAGTCGGCGTATTAGTTGGAGTTTCTGTATTTGTTGGAGTTGGCGTATTAGTCGGAGTTTCTGTATTAGTTGGCGTGTTTGTTGGCGTCTCAGTATTAGTCGGAGTCGGAGTATTAGTCGGAGTTTCTGTATTTGTAGGTGTTGGAGTGTTTGTAGGCGTCTCAGTATTAGTCGGAGTATTAGTCGGAGTTTCTGTATTAGTCGGAGTCGGAGTATTCGTTGGAGTTTCTGTATTTGTAGGTGTCGGCGTATTAGTCGGAGTTTCTGTATTAGTTGGCGTCGGTGTATTAGTCGGAGTTTCCGTATTAGTTGGCGTTGGCGTGTTTGTAGGTGTTTCCGTATTTGTAGGTGTTGGCGTGTTTGTAGGCGTGTTTGTTGGCGTCTCAGTATTAGTTGGAGTCGGTGTATTAGTCGGAGTTTCCGTATTAGTTGGAGTTGGAGTGTTTGTTGAAGTTTCAGTATTTGTAGGAGTATTAGTAGGTGTTTGTGTTTGAGTTGTTGTGGTCGTTGGTGTTGGAGTAGGTGTTAACCCTGAAGTAGATGTAGGAGTTGGAGTATTAGTATTAGTTGGCGTAGCAGTTTGACTCGGAGTTTGAGTTGTTGTGGTTGTTGGTGTTGGAGTTGTTGTGGTTGTTGGCGCAGTAGGTGTGTTTGTTGGTGTTTGTGTTGGAGTTGTAGTATTAGTTGGAGTTGGTGTCGGAGTACCACATTCAATTGTTAAAATAACCCCATCTAATAGATTATTACGGGTAACCGCAGAATAATATATTATATCATCTAAATAGACATTAAATGGGCCGATTGAATTTGAATTTGGTGTTAACTTAACAATATACTGAGAACATCCGGCAACCGACAATTGTTGTTCGATTTCAGAGGTACACCCAGGAGCGTCATTGGTAACAAGAATAGAATATATTGACATCCGATGTTTTTATTAAATAAATACCACAACAATTCTATTTCAGTTGTAATTAAAGTAAAAATGAAAATTTTATTATTAAGGTTTATAATTATTGTTCTGTAATCGTAATATTAACAATACATGATACCAAGTTAATAGTGATTTCAAACGCACAACCAAAAGTACAATCAAGTAATTTAAAAACCTCACAATCATTATCATCTACTAACAATAACATAATTTCCGGAGCGGTATTAAATATTGTAGGTATCACAGTATTATAGTCAACTGTTGGGGGTACCGGTCCTGTACCAATAACCCCCAATAAACTACGATTATTACCATACACATCAGAAATGTATACACTAATTGGGTAAGTCCCACCCGATATTTCATCAATTCTAACTTGTGTCATTATGTTAAGCACATTATATCGTATGCGATTATCAAGTCAATAATAATCTCTTGACCTTGTAAAGTATTATTACCTCTTATAGTCTCAATTGTTATTAAATTTTCTACAGGATTTACTGTAACACTACCAACACCCGGAACAGTCAATAATAATTGAGTTATTGTGTTATAATAAACATTATCAAAAGGAACATCAACTAATGAAGTTGATGTATAAAATGTGTTGCTTGTCGTTAAACCTAATGGGGTTACTGAAACTTTTGCAGTGAAAGTGGCATTAACCAAATCACAACTTGTATTATCAAGAGTTAAATCATAAAATCCTTCATTTAACATTTGTATTAATCCAAATTTAGTTGGAGATTGAATGTTAAACACATCAGAACCCATAACATACGTTTGATAAGAAGTTATATTAGCATTACAAGAAATATTTGTGGTACGAGATAATGAACAACCATTACTACCAACAATCGTTACACTATAAGTTCCACCCGTTAATCCCGATACTTGAATTTGTTGTGGATTATTTGGGATATTATCCGACCAATAAAAACTAAATGGAGTAAGCCCTTGATTAATAAATGCGGTAATTTTACCCGAATTACCTGTACCACAAGATGTACTATACAAAGAAAAATCTAATGGTACACTTCCAAGGATTAAAATGTCTGCAGTTTGAATACAATCATTTGCATCTGATACGGTAACAACGTGATTACCCGCAGTTAAATTATTAAAAGTTACCGAAGTTAATGTTGTGTCAATAATATCATAAACCCCATTATCAATTGAATAATCTAACGGTAAGGTAGAACCCGGAGTGGTGAAGATAGTAACAGCACCATTTGACCCTCCACAAGTTGTACCTGTAACTTGAGTTGAAATAGTATATTTATTTTCGGCAACTATCGTAGTTTCTTCCATATAAGCACACCCTGAACTATCACTAACGGCAACAGTATAGGTTCCTGACGATAAATTTGAAAATAATTGGGCGGTTTGAGAACCGCTAATATTTGTCGTATTACCGTTCGGAGAAACTAAAGTATAAGTATACGGTGTTACACCCCCAATAACTGAGATTAATATTTCTCCATCAACACTAGAACAACTTGAATTTGTTGTATTAACACTAACGGAAGACATTGAATTTACCGAAGTAATTGAAGTATTAACATTTAATTGGCATAATCCGGCATCTGTAACCGAAAATCCATAGACTCCCGATGATAGACCTGAAATTGTATATGTTTGAGAATAAGATATTAAAACATCTCCGGTTGATGCAGAATAATAATAAGGTGAAGTTCCTCCAGTAACGGTCAAACTTATTGTCCCATCTGCAGCAAAACAACTTGGTGGTGTTGAGGTAAACGTCCCAAAACCTAATTGGGCAACATTAACCACAGTTTCTCCTTTACTTAATTGACAACCATATCCATCTGTAACGGTTACTGAATATCCACCGGCGGTTAAACCCGTTATTGTATTCCCACTAGCACCAGTATCCCATAAATAAGTAAATGGTGGTTGACCCGTAATACCCGTAATAGTAATTTTACCTATCGGAGTACCACCACAAGCGGAATTTGGAACCATGTATAAACCATAATTTAATGGTTCTGATTCCTCAACTATAAAATTCTGACTTCTTCCTGTACAACCTCCAAGGTCTAATACTGTCATATAATAAGTTCCTGCAGTTAAACTTCCAAAAACAACATTATCTTGATTTGTGGTTGCAGATTGACTAAAAACTCCATCATTATGATATAAGTAGTAATTGGTAGATGAGTATTGTGTTGTTGAGGTTCCGGTAACCGTACCATTATTTAAAGAGCAGGTAGTATTACCAACATTTGAAATACTACAACAAACACCATTTGAAACAGGAATATTAAGATACTCAACTTGATTTGTAGGTAATGAACTATCAGTAACTTTAATACTATAAGTTGCACTTACTAAATTTGATTTAGTAACTGATGATAAAATAATATCAGTTGTCAATTCAGGTGTAATCCACTGTACCGTATATGGTTGAGACCCCCCAGAAATACCAAGATTAATTATCCCGTTTGAAGTGTTATTACAATCCCCTGTTACATTTATGTTATAATTAAACGCCATTAGTTACTATTACAATTTATATTTATTTGTATACCTACATTTAAAGTAAGAATTTGATTTATGTTTTTTTCACTACAAGTTAAATTCCAAATCGTTAATTCTCTACCATTTAACCAAAAATTAAATCCATAATCATATAATAAAGGTAGGTAACTAATTAACGCCTCTCTCCACATAAGAACTGTTGGTACATCTGTATACCCATACCCAACATAAAATGGTTCTTTAATTAACAATTCATTTTCAATCCTCAAATCAACATACCATTCAGTTTGAACTGAATTTTGAATACAATCATTTAGAGTGTATCCACTTTCAGATAACATATTATTAACTCTGTTTGCCAAAATACTATTAAAATTCCCAACATTAGTATCTCCATTTAACCAAGGAAATATATTAAAGAAAGTTTCTTCCGTTGTACAAGTGTAATCAAATATGTTTGAAATAATAAAACATGGGGTAACAGGCACAGGAATAAATTGACATCCTCTTTGTCTTCTATAAACAAATTTTTGTTTATGTAAGATTGAATTTTCCATCTTAACCCCTGAATTCCAAATTGTGGTTGCAGGAACCATTTGTTCCGCCAACTTCATCCAATAAGGGCCAATCCCGTTTACATAATCAATTAACTTTTGATATGTGTACTTATTATTAGGCAAACCAACAGTTTGTTCAGATTCAATATATTTCCACCAAATTGATTGAAGTACCGGATATCCACCTGTTTTACCATCACTGATGTATTGTCTATTTCTAACATTAATCATATTCTCCCAAAAGGTTTGTGAGAACTCAAAAAATGTTTTCTTTTTAGGTTCAGGATTAATATAAGTCCAATCCACACCACCCGGAACCGGATAACCAACAGTTAAACCTGATTCAGGAAATGGGTAATCATACTCAACAGATTCTTTCCAAACATCATACAATAACCCTTGTGAAGGATTTAAAAACAAATCAACATTCTTAACATTTAATACTAATTTCTCATTATCAACAAAATAATAAGCATTATAATCAGCACTTGTTGAAACTCTTATTTTAGTATCCTCCTCTAACCATGACTTATTATTATCAACTATTTTTTGTAGTTTAAATCCTTCTGTCATATATGGAAAATCTCTGAAACGGTCTAAATATGGTTGTCCATAAGTAAACGGTTGTAATTGAGTTTGGATATTATAGTTTTGTCCGGTGTAAACCGCACCTGTAATAACAACCTTATCAGGGCTTCTATGTTGTGGTGTTGATTCATACCATCCTGCACCAACTTGAAAGAAATAATTTTCAGTATTTACCGGAGCTTTTGGATATCCAAAAACATCAATAGGATACTCAGCTAAACGAATTGAAACATCTTCATAAGTAGCATTTGATGTATAACCCGAATAAACAATACCTCGAATTTTATAAGTATCACCAGGTAAATAGGAAGGAACTTTATCAACATAAGTACCTCCTGAGATTGAAGCCCATTGAACATAGAATTGGTCTAAATTAATTTTTTGGTCAGCTAAATAAATATGTTCATTAAACTCGATTAAAGAATCCGGAGCTCCAATTAATCTTAACATAAATTCAACAGACCTTCTTGTACCTTTTGATTTAAAAAGATAAGAAGCATTAAGAATTAAATTACGGTAAAACGCATAATTTATTTCAGTTGGAGTAAGAGCTCGTGCATAACCCGGATATGTCGGAGTTGCGGTATTACCAAATACCGAACTTAAAAAATCCTCATCAGTAATTGGTGAAAAATTAGATGTCCAACCTAAAGTTTGGGCTAAGTTTACCAATAATTGAGATGGTATATCATTTGAAGGATTGTAGTTAACCGAATTCATATACGCCAATGCATCTATAAATTGTTTTATTTGGTCAAAACTTCTTCCATAAATTTGAAATATTTTTTCAACTTTTTGTCCTAATGTATCAAATTCCTTTAATGAATCTGTAACTAAAAATCTTGAGATTAAATTTGTTTTAAATGAATCTAAATTAACAGCAATTTCATCAAGTTGTGTTAAATAATCGTCAAACAAAAATGAACGAATATCAAGGTTCCACACCCCGTCTTTTGGCCAAGTTACTTGTTGGTAATTAGTATAAAATTCCCCATTCTCAGTTTGAGCTGGAACTTGGAAAACTGCGGTATACTCAGGTCTTATTAATCGATTTAATAAAAATTTCTCAACTTCATCAAAACTTTCCGCAAAAATTCTATCCGCAACTAAATCATTTGGTCTAATCTGATAGTCCTCATTTATTGTAGTTGCTGTTGTACCAAAAGGAGCCCCTGAAACATAAAATGAAATGTAACCAGTACTTAATGTTGGTGATGGTTGGAACGAAACAATCTTAAAGATGTCATCATTAATACTAACACAATAATCTAAATAAGTGTTATACAAATTTCGATAAGGCGATGTAGTTATTTCTCTTAAATTTAAATTAGTTGCTGCACTAACTGAGTAATCAATATCAAAAGGATTATTAATCCTATCAACATTCACTTCAAAATATGTTTCATCATTAACTGAATCATAAGAAATGTTTACCGCAGTTGAACCTGTTACAAATTCTAAATTATTAAATATAACATCTAACGACGCAGGAAAATAATGAATTATCTTAGTTGCGGATACTTGGAATCTTTTACGTAAAGACCCATACATTGAAAAATTAAGAACTTGCGAAACATCATAATTAGGATAGACCCTAAATTGGGTCGCCATAATTCTTCTACTCTCAGCAACGTCTTCAATGTTTAATGATTGTAAACTTAACGGTTCAGAAAAAGCCCCAACATTAAATGTTCTATTAACTTTTTCAGTAACTGATGTTGTAAACTCAAAATTACCTTGCGTCAAACCTCCTCCCTCAACAGTTTGTAAACCTACAATATTGTCAGAGAAAGTCGCAGCCCCACTTCCGGGCCTTGGCGGATAAAAATATTTTGTCGTAGTTGTAGTTACAGCCATTAAGTTGTTATATTTGTGAAGTTTTTACTAAAATCAATATTATTATTTCTATTCTGTCTAACTTCATATAACAATGCATTAAATTGGTCTCTAACCTCGTATAAGTTGTATTGTCTGTAAATATTATTAGCAGAATCGTAAATTGTGTAGATACCATCATCAATTGATTTGGTTTGATTACCATAAAGAGCAATTGCAAGAGATGATATGTCGTATTCAACCATTTCTATCTCCAATTTTACAGGATTAAAAAATGTATTTGAAATTATTATATCTTGGCTTGGCTGACCAATAAACGGGGTCGCGTTTGGTTTGTTTGTTGGAGATGATGATGGTGATAATGTTAAAAACAATAAGTTTGATGACCCATCAACGTATCGATATCTAATTGACTTTTGTTGCGTATTAACCTCATTTGTTACAACAGGTTCACAATAAAAACTTGAAGTAATAACTCTAAAGAAATTTGGAATTTTTGACCCATCCGGATTTAAATATTCAACTCTAAAACCAACTAATCCTTGAGGTACAAACTTATTTTGATATTGTGTTGGGACATTTGCCAAATCAATAACTAATCCTTTAACATTTGGAAGAGCACTTAAAACACCACAATCAGTAATTACAGTTCTAATTTGAGCAGCTCTTAAATAAAGAGTATAAAACCCTAACGCATTAAACTGACTAGCAGGTAGTGTTAAATTATACAACCCACCTAAAACCTCAACACCGGAATTTCCACCTGTTTCTGAATTCTCAAAATAAGGTCGTAAAATAGTTTGAGCATCTAATTTTGTTAGGACAAAGGCATCCGTAACGTCCCTACTTGGGGTATAATTCATTATGATTTCAACATCCGCTGGTGAAACATCTGACGGTCTTATAGTACCATAACTTCCAATTGCCATATCTTCTTATTTAATTTATAAATAGTTTAGTTCTTTTTTTCATTTTAGTTTTCTTTGTTAATCACATTAAAAAAACCATATCCGTAATTAATCATATCACCTAAGTTATCTACTTCTCCAAGTCTCTGTATTCTTTCGTAAGCACTATTCTTACCTCTTTCAACAAAAACATTAGTTTGAACTTGTGCTTGGTCAATAACTTTTAATAATACCTCATCTTTTGTTATTGGGACCGCAGTTAAATTATTTGGTGTCAATCCTGACGATTGTTCAAAATAAATGGTAGTCCCATCAATATAATCATAGTAATCAACTGTATTAACTGTATAGGCAGTGTAAACTGCTGTAACATCATTAATTGCACCCCATATTTGTCCATTACTAATAACAGGAACTCCAATCCTTTGATTAATTGTTAATGTACCATACGTCTTTAACTCATTGATTCTCGATTTTGTTACTCCCGAAATTGTAAATGGTATTGAAACATAGTTATTTGATGTTTGAGCACTAACCTCATTTACCGCATCCCCTGAAAATATGTAATTATACGATACAGAAGTACCTATCCAATTACCTGATGACGGAGCAAAGAACGCCTCTCCCTCAGGATTATAGATAACAACATCACTAAAAGGAACAGTAATTGTTTTTGAAACAGTTGTAATTCCCCATGGATTTGTTTGTTCTAATTTAATCGTATATTCTTTATCCAATTGAGGATATGTGTGGTTGATTGAATTAGGTACGTAATTTGTAATTGTTTGTTTTGGAGAACCATCTCCCCAATCAATTTTATATGCAGATAACTCTAAAAATTTTTGAAATTCATCTGAAGTATTATAAACATTGAATACGTAAGGACTTGATGTCGTCGATGAAAATATAAAATTAGTAACCACATTTTTTTGTAATACCGCACCATCAAATGGACTATAATAACCGGCATCCACAGCACTTTGTCTTATTAAAATAGGAATTGTTAATCCGGTTAATAATGAACTACCATTAACCCCCGAACTAACAACCTGAGTCATAGCAGAATAAACACCAACTGGTGTACCCTGATAATCTACAACCGATAAGTCCCCAAGAATTGTTTCAGGTGATATTTTAATATTATAAAAATCTTCCATTACACAGGTGGATTAAGGTATTCATACCATTTTATGGGAATTGTTGTCCCGAGTCTTTGTCCGTCACTATTAACTACTTGATATGTTTGGTTTTTATAATCCAAATTTACGATATAATAAAATAGTGTATTATTATCAAATAAATATTGATTAGAATTCAGTGGAAAACTAGCTTGAGGACCTATAACACCAGTGGGTGTCTTATTATTTGTCATCAATTTAGTAAATTGTCCGGTCTTAGCATTATAAAATTTAGCTGACATATAAAAGGTGTCAATATCCAAAAAGTTTCTTTTCTTTAACCAATAGAGAAAAAACCCTTCTTTATCCCCAACATAATCTAAAATAAATTTTGGTTTTCTAACATCCACAACAATTCTTTGCATTTGAGTAGTCATTTTTAAACCTTGTTGTGTTGGAATAATAATCGTTAAATAATTTGTTTGTTTTTTATCATCCGTGTTATCATAAAAATCTAATTTAAAAAAAGAATTGGAAAAATTATTTGTATAGTAATACAAATCTTGAGGTGTGAACCCTTCACTCATATAATTTATTGTCCAATTATTAATATCGTAAGTTGAACCACCTGAATAAAAATAAAACTCATAATTAATTTCAGTATTATTTGTTGTTACATCAGGAGCATTAGCAAATCGACTGATTTCAAAATCACGACCAACACCAATAGCTTCAGTAATAACTTCAGTTTCATATTCTTCGATTGCCATATCCAACCCTAAATAATCCCAAGTCAGTCTTACCGGTATATTGATTTGTTTATCAATACCATCAGGTACTATAGTTACTTTATTCACACTCATCAATTAATGGTTTTATCGCAAAATCAGTGCCATATAGGCTCTCATTATAGTTTATTCCTTCCGGTATTAATCTAAATGTAATATCCTCAAATGGATAATGAGCGGTATTTAAAAACGGATAATCAACCCCTCTTTCTAAATTATCTGTAAAACCATAAGTATACAAATCTCTCCATCTAAATTGTTGGTCAGCACTTGAATAAAACGAGTAACTTGGCACTTGGTCAATAAAATTAATATCCCCTGTTTCAATATAATCCGAGAAGACCCTCAAAGTCATTTTATTATGAGGTTGATAATAAAACCCAAATGAATTAGTGTCCGGATTATTCATTGTTTGGAAAACTGTTTGATTATAATTTATTTTATGATAATAAGTAGAAATCACCCTTTCTATTTGTTCATAATCATTCCACTCACAAAAATCACCATCCATTACATCGCCTTTCATTAAATTACCGTTATAATAGAAAGTTTTAGTAGCACCACTAGTTTGAGTATATGAAGATAATGGAACTGTTGTATTTGATTCATTATTAACTAAATCCCAATATTCATTAACCTCTTTGGTTAAATTAAATTCCCAACCTTGTTTTAATCCCACCCCATATGAAGGCTCATTAAAATATCCGGAATATCCTTTGTTAACAATCGTTAAGAAAATTTCACTTAATGGTCGTTTTTGATTATCAATATAACCCGCAAAATCTAAATCATATGCCGATGTCATATTGTAAGCGTTACTACTTGTTTTTTGAGATATTCTAGACAATTGATTAGGAGTTATTGAACTATATTCAAATTGTTTATCTTCTCTAAATACATTTTTTTCAAAACCAATTTTAGTAACAATAAGGTCATCTAAATTAGTAATTACCTTGTGTTCTCTAACATAATATTTTGATTTAGTTTCCGTTAAGTTATCAGGGTTAATTACTCTTTTAAAAGTTCCCATTTCATTATCTCCAAATGTTGTACCCGTATATCCAATGTTTAAAACATTAAACACATACTCATCACTATCAAATAACCCGTTACCCAATGAGTATACTTGGAATATGTTTGAATTCCTGTATGTTAAAGATAATTCAACATACTCATTTGGTGTTAATCCGTGGGACCCAATACATTTAAAAGAGATTAAACCATTACCATTAATTTCAATATTTTCAATAATAAATGGAATACCTTCTTCGGCCAACCAATCCATATCACCATTAGGTAAATCAGAATAATACACTAACTTTTTTTTATAATTATTTTTGTGAGGGTAGGTTAGATAATACATCCAATTATAGGTATAAGCACTCTTTGTCTTATAAGGAAAATGTTGATTATCAACAATCGGTCTAAAAAAATCAAACTCATAATATTGTGGAAACCCCTTCCAAGTCCCGTTAACAAATGATTGTTCAGGGTTTACATAATACAAATTATATTGGAAAGGTAAAAATGTTGTGGTTCCCGTATAAGTGTTGTCATACAAATACTTAACCTTAAAAGTTGGTCTGAAAACAGTGCAACCCTGTCTCTCGTCATCATAAACTTGAGCAAGACTTATAGTGGCACTTCTATCGTATTCCGTTATCTCATGACTTGTTTGGTCTAAAGATATTGATACTTTTTCATCAACAGAAGGAGCCCCTTTATATTTAAGGTTACTTGGTATTATCGTATAATTATTCATCTATCGAATATAGTTCTTTAAATTTATCCAAGGCGGTCTCCCCTTTAATTAACCCAAAATAGAAATGGTTTGGGGCTCCAACCAAAAATTGTTGACTTGGGTCATACCAATTACCGGCATTCGCAACATAAGTAAAATTATTAACTGTAGTTGCGGTACCATTAAATAAGTATCCACGTGCAAATAGGTCACTAATACTATAAATTGATGGTATCATATAACTCGGATTAATAATAGCTCTTCTATCAAGAGATTGATATTTTCTTGAAAAAATATCATTTGTATTTGTCGCCCAATTATTCCCTTGGTCACCAAACACTCCGCCGGTAGGGGTATTCTTTATTCTCCATTGATAATACGGAACTTCCTGTGATATAATACCATAAGGATATGTAATAGCATTTGCGTTGTTTGACGGTCTAAAATCAATAACACCAGGTGTTAAGTAATCTTTATTTTGTAAATCTTGAGTTGTTGATGAGAAAAATACCGCCATTGTTGGGTCACTTGAACCCGCTAATATCTGAACTGGGTCATCAATTGCCCCTGTTACACTATAAAATTCTGGAGAAAACGGTATTACACCATATTCCGAATTAATCGACATTGATTGCGCTAAGTCTGCATCAATTCTTCTTGAACTACCATCTCGAGTAAATAATTGTTGTAACGAATTATCTCCTAACGCAATAATTTGAGCTAAAAATCCTTCATCAGTAATTCTTGAGATAACAAATAAATTTACTAAATCTGAAGTATCCGAATAACTAGTTGGTGTAAGACTTTTCATAATATAACCTTTAGCTGATGGGTCAAAAATTATTTCTTGATAAAAATCATCTTTAATACCTAAATTAATAATTGTTGTCGGAAATAATAAATTTCTTCTATTTACGGGAGCACTTAATCCTGCGACCGGTCTACCGATAAACACACCTGAACCTGAAGTAGCACTAGTTAATCTATAAGGAGAACTTCTATAATAAAAATTATTAGTATCTTTTTCATAATAAACAACTTCTTTAGCGAATCTTGGGTCTTCCGGTTCATTTAATTTATTAAAATAGGTATCAACTTGTATTGGAAATGCATATAAACTACCATTAACCCAATTATTCATAAATGATTGTGATAATACTCCTCGACATAATCCATAGAAAAATCTGAATCTAAACCCCCATTCAGCAAATGTCCCTAAATCTTGACCTAAATCAAACAATGGTCTATTAACCATTATGTAACATCCATTTTCAACAACATCTCCGGCCTGACATCCAAATGATACACCAAAGTTCACACCATTACCACTATAACATTCTAAACCAACCATTTCTTCACAACTTCCTAAAGTGTTTAACACATTAGTTGCCGCTATTTGTCCTTCTATATCCGCAGTGACTAAATCAGCACCTAATGAAATTGTTGGATTGTTAAAGGTATATCCTTCATCTCCAATAGGGTAAACCGCAAATCCAGCATTTTGTTGTAATAAACTAACACTACCTGTTAAAATCTCCTTATCATCAATAAAATCTGAAGATGGTAATCTATCGGTTCTCATAATAATTTGAGATGAACTAGTCATATTTACCTCAGGTATACCTGAATATAAAATAGGACTAAAGTATGTTGGGGTATCTGTTGGAATAAGAACATCAATATAGTCTCCAGGTTTTTCACCAACTGCAGTATCTTTAAAATTACTAACAATTTTAACTACTTGATAACCACCTTTTGTCATAATAGCACCTCCTGATAAATCTTCGGAACCATCATAAAGATTATCTGCTGAAGTGGCAGAATATAATCTATTTGTAGATTTTGATGCAACTCCGGTTATAATAGGAGGTGAAGTAGGATTGACCGATATGTTTTGAACATAATTAGTCGAAATTAATGAAGGGTTTGTAGTAAAAACTCTTGATACTGTTGAGTCTAATGCTCCATAAAACCCAAAATTTGGTGTTGTATAGGCAGAATAATTAAGACCCGGACTTGTTTGTCCAACAATTCCTGGAGTATAAAAATAAGATGAATAACATATATTATTTTGGTTATTGTGTTTTTGTACCGAAACACCATTAGAAGTTGGAAGGGCTTGTATAGGAATATTCATTCTTGTCATTGCGGTAAAACTTACTGCATCCTCAGTATTATAACCTAATATACGTCCAATACCGTATCTATTTACCATTAATGGAGAATATGGGTCAACCCCTCGTTGTAATATAAGAACTTTTTGAGTTTCATATTCCGCAAAATTTGAGGTTGGTAATGTATAAATTGCACTGGATAACTGATATACACTTACAGAATTATAATTAGGATATGCGACAGGTAGAAGACCAGATTGAGCATTTCCTCCACTATCCGCTTCACCGGTAAAAACAGTAAAGGTGGCCAATCTATTATCAGCATTTAATGTTTTCCAAAAACTTGGTCCGGTTGTTCCAATAGAACCCGGAAATGAATACTGTGGCTGTCCATTAACAATTGTCTTAGTAATAGTAATAGCAGTCAATACCTGATAATATTCAATATCCGATGGATAAATATAATTTTGACAACCCACACCATAAGTTACCGCAGAATACTCAGCAGTTCCACCAGTATTTGTTAAATCAATACAATCAACATTTGTAATACCGGTAATTAACGGAAATTCAGGAGTAATTAACCCCTCAGGATTAGTGGTTCCTGTTGTTTGACCTGTAAATAATAAAGTTACTTTAGACCCCGGACAAGTTCGATAAGTCACGGTTCCCGGTTCGGTTATTGAAATAACCATACTCTGTACACATTCAGAAGGATATGCCGGAATATCATAAGTAACAACAGTATCGGAAGTTTGAGTAAGAGCATAACGAACATCAGCCGTAAACGCACTTGTCTTAATAATACCATTAATACCATTAACTTTATAACCACCCGATGCTGTAATCCCTGAATATAAATAATTCTTATCTTTAGTTTTTTTTGGGTCAACAAATGATAATAACGTACCCGGTTCTAATTCTAAAACACCTAATACTGTCAATGTATTATCAAGATGACTTTTTGTACCATTTGTTGGTGCCGAAAAAGTAACTTTAATCTTATTTACATTATCAAAGTATTTTTTTCTAGTATTGTAAATATTAACTCTTTCACCCGGTGGAATTGTAAATCCATCTGTACGTAAATTAGATTGATTGGGATATGTAAAAGAACCTGAATTATTAATTTTAAAAACTGTAGGATTTTTTGGTTTTGACAAACTACCTGATATAGCCTGACCCTGCATAGTAGATTCCATCTGAAAATATGTTTCATAATCTTCGTCATCAGCACTAACTCCGGGCCAACTACGGGGTGTTGACATATCATAAGTTTGTAAATTCTCGGAATACTGAGCTCCGTTGGAAAGTTGACTTAACAATCCTGATGAAGGTGCTTGTTCCGTTTCATCATCAGGATTTGGAGATGTTGACTCAGCATCACATTCACAAGATTGACAATCGGGATAAGTTATCATTGGTAATTTAATTCTACCAAATTTATAAGCAACAATTTCTTTAAACTTAAGAGCAATTATTACAATAGCTGACGCATATAAAGCCGCCAACAATGAATGTCCAATTATTAATCCCGCCGTCGCCCCAAACGAGGCACTACCGGCAATTGCCCCTGCAACCAAAGATATTTCAGCCGCCACCTGCTTAACCAACTGAAATACTAAAAAAGCTAATATTGGAACTGCAAAATTATTCCATAGGAACGCTAAAAAGTGATAGATAATTAATAAAGGTAAACCAATTAATTGTATTACTTGTAGTATTATTGAAAATATAAAAAAGAATAAATCAAAATTTCTAAACCCCTCATTAACAGGAAATTTATTAATTGTGGACGCACATTCATTACTATCAATTTCTTTAATACCAATAAACCTACCTTTAGCACCATTCTTAAATTGGTCAATAAAACCTGAGACAGTATAAACTTTATTAAATTGAAATTGATAAAAAGTATCATCACAATTTATTTTTTGATTTAATATATTGTCATGTAATGTTCTTTGAGTTGCAGTTTGTGTACGAAAACCCTCAGTATATCCCGACCAATCAAGTCCAAAATAATATGAACTTTTTTGTCGTAAAGCACTATCAGTTCCTGTACCTGCAATTGTTGGGTCACTATTATTAGAAGCCCACCCATATTCTTTAACATTTGGTACTAAGAAATAGGCACGTCTTGTTTGTTCCGATAGACTAGGCGATTGAGACCATTTAACTTTAAATCTATATTTTCCTTTAGTTGGAATACCTACTGCAGGGTCATTTGAAATCACTTTTTCACCAAATTCATTGGTAATAAAATAATCTAGATTCATTGGTAATTCGGTTAACCAAACCCCATTACCGTCAATAATATTACCTGACTTTTCTAATTGATGTAGTTCAAGTATTGGATTACCGTTAGCATCATAATTAATTGTTTGTCGTATTGCTAAAATAGAACCAGGACCCGCGGCTAATTCACATAAATTACCCATATCGTCTTTTGGTTTTGCATTTCTTCTAAGTCTTTGAGAATCAGCGGTTGAGTAAATTGACCCCATGAATACTGAGGTTGGTTGTATGTCAATATTTGCATCATCTCTAAGGTCAAAGTCAACACGATTAACAGCAATTTGACATATTTCAGGGTCACCCCACAATGGCGCAACTGACAAAGTTCTTGTTAAACTAATAATTTGAGGTAATGATGATAAATCATTCGAAGTTTTAAATCGGTTACCACCTACTTGACCTTCAGTAGCCAACCCCATTCTAATTAAATCTTGAGGTGTTAAAGAAAACTCCCCAATATCTGATAAGTCAACATCCATGACTAAAGTTTGAGAACCTAATGGAACTCCCATTATCATATAGTCACCACTTTCGTTTGTCTTGGTTGTGTATTTGTAGTATTTGTCGTAAATCTCAACCGCAATACCATCGGTTAATGCATCATCTCTCGTAGGTAAAGTACCTGTTGCCGCGTGAGCAGAATACGACTTTTCATAAGGTAAAAGATTATATCTAAACCCATCCTCATTTTTATCAGTCGGTGATTTGTAAGGGTAGATACTTGATATCAGTGGATTAGATTCATCAACTGATGATATTGGAATAAACACTGATACTCGGGCATTTGGAATACCAAAACCATTATTTGCAGTAACCCTTCCAACAACAACACCGTATTCAGAACAACTTCTACTATAAACGTCAGTTTGTTGTATTTTTAACGATAAGATTTCTAAGAACTCAAAATCTTGGTCTAACTGAACATTAATTGTTTTGTTAATACCTAATTCGGTTCTAATTCTATATGACTGACCCATTCAATTCTTTAATTTATAAATAGTTTATGTGTGATTTTTCAAGTTAACACACACCATATTTAATTATAAACTAGTTAAGCCATAAATAAACCTGTTAAGAGAAGGTAACTGATTGGAAATTTTTAACCGATACTCTAATATCTTTGTTAGGGTATCTAACTTGGTATACTTGAGATGGTTGAGCAAAGATTGTATCATCAACGGTAGCAATTTCTTTAGTTTCCGCATTTGAATACTCCATAGATGTTTCGGCAGATGAATATTGACCTCCAACATTATTATAAACGTTTAACCCTGCAACAGTTAATACACCATTTTGATTTTGAACAATACTTTTCAATTCTGATAAATAAACATTTTGACCTAACTCTCGTGTTTGAGGATTAAAGTAAGTTGAAATCCTATCAACAACATCCGAAATAACTTGTCCTGAATTTTGGGCAGAATCTAAAACAATTTGAACATCAATACTTAAGTCAATAACCTCAGCGGTTAGAATTGAAATGTAATCATTCATCATTCTATAATTTGATAGATAATTTGCAACATTCTGTCTCAAAGTATCTGATACAATACTTGTTAATTTTCCTGAAGTGTCATAAGATAATAATTGAATTAATATCTTATTATTATTTTCCGTAATTGAAACTTTAGCAGGAGCTCCAAACTCTGCAGGCATATTTCTAATAATCGATTCGTAATCTTGAACAGTAACTGCTCTTTTTTGTGCTGAGAAGTTAAATGATACATAGTTTCTAATTTCTTCTAATGATGGGACACCAGAACCTCCAATAGCTGCAGTCACATTATTACATCTTAATGAATTAACCACAGATGAGTTTGTTAGTTCAGATGGTCCATTAACAAAGAAATTAACGGTAGCAATTTGATTAATAACATTTGTCCCTAAATTTGTTGCCAAACCACCACCAACTCTATATTGAATAAATAAAGTTGAATTAGGTGTTAAAGCTGACCCTAATGAGAAGTTATTTGAATATCTTTGTAAATCAATTGTTGCACCAACTGTTGTGAATTGGTCTAAAGCATCTTGAGCAGTATTAGTACCACCACCAAATGTCATTTTCTTAAATCCTTCGGGAGTATATTCTGTTATAAATCTATTAGATGTTTGAATATACTTTCCAACTTTAATACCCGGTTGGTCTGAAACTTTTGTTGGGTCTTCAATGAATACTCTGTCTTCCGCTAATGCATCAACCTCATAAAATTTGTTTGATACCCCTAAAAATTCAGCAGTTGACGGTACATTCGTATACTCTGTACCACTTTTCAATAATACACTTGTAATACCTAATACATTTTTTTCAGGTAAGAATAATTCAAAGAATGGTTTAACATCATTTGGAGTAATAACTCTTTTAAATACTTTAGTGATACCATTAACAACCAATTCTCTTTTTGTAATTGTATAATTAATAAGAACGTTATTAGCATTAAAATTTGGTATTTTTAAACGGTTTGGGAAACCTTGTGCATTATATGGAGATGTAAAATCAATATCATATATGTTTTCGAATACAATACCGGCACCAACAATTTGAGACCCTCTAGTTAATGTACCTAAGTATCTCTCATCCTCTTTATCCCCGAAAGCCGGAACTGTGATGGAAAAATCAACTAACGCAACTGATGGTCTTTGCCCCGGTAGTTTTAAACCATAAGTTCTAGCAATATTGTAGATAGATGACCTTTGTTGAGCATACTGTAAAACAGTTTCTTGGATACTTCTATCTATATGGTAATGTAAGTTATCCGCAACCGCAGCATTCAAGTCTATGAATACAGAGAACACAGAAGCATCGTTGAAGTCCTGTATTAATTCAGGGTAGTAAGTTCTTACATAGTTTAATAACTCAGTTCTTATCCCCTGATAATCTCTTGTAGTATATGATATATTACGATTTGCCATACAATATTAAATATTAATGATAATGAAATCACTCGGACCAAAAGTCGATTTATTGGTTGAGTAATCTATTTTTATTTTTGCGGTATATTCTGAAGTTCCCTTACCGGGAAATCTATAAACTGACGATTCACTACTCCCTAAAGTTGCAGTACCTGTTGCTATGTCGACTTCTTCTTGAGGGTCAGCGGGACTTATGGTGATTTGATTTAATAACAAATTTGGCATAAAAGCACCTACCGCATCTCGAATATCAGATTCAATTGCGTCAAACGTTAACCCATCAAATGGTTCAAACAAAAACTCATAAAGTCTTGTACCAAATGTCGGTAAATAATATCTTGAACCTTTTCGAGTTAAGAGTAAGTGAATTAAATCCGCTTTAATCTCTTGTGCTTCGTATTCGGTAAGTTGTAGAAAGTCACCCTTTACCGAATCCCTAAAAGGGAAATTAAGACCATATGTTGTTCCGTCTGCCATATCTATAATTATAGTGTTATGATTATTTCTTATAAATACCTAAAAATAAAAAATCCCGACATTGTCGGGATTAATATAATTATTAGTATTTTATTACGAACCACATCCAAAACATTCAAATTCCGAATCTGTTGGTTTTGTTGTTGTCTCAATAACACTAACTTTTGGTTTTTCTTGTTTAGTCGTTGATTGATTCACTTTTGAAATATCCACAGCCAAGTGTTTTGCTCCGGTTGATATCGCTTTAGTTCTAACATAATAACAAAGAGTTTTCAATCCTTTACCCCATGAATGGAAGTGTGATGATGAAATTTTTGATAATGTTGGTTCTGACATATAGATATTCATTGATTGTGATTGGTCAATGAATGGTGCTCTGTCTGCCGCCATATCAATAAGTTCTCTTTGAGATATCTCCCAAATTGTTTTGTATTTTGGAATTAAATGTTCAATTCTTTTAACTTTCTTATTGTAATTCTTGTCTTCTTGGTCAAGATAATTATTAAAGTTAATGTTTTGAACCGAACCCTCATTCATAATAATTTCATTTTTCAAATCCTCAGACCAAATACCAATTTTTTCAAAATCATTAATTAAGTATTTGTTAACAATTAAAATTTCTCCCCCAACTACACGACGATTAAATAATGCCGAGTGAGCTGGTTCAGTCATTTCAAATGAACCTGTAATCTTAGCCGAAGAGGCAACTGGCATCTGAGCCGTGAATAACGAGTTACAAACTCCGTAGTTAGATACATCTGATTTAAGTGTATCCCAATCCCACATTCTACTTAACCCTTCGTAATCTAATCCCCACATATCAAATTGGAATTCTCCTTTTGACATTGGTGAACCTTTAAAGAATTCGTATGGTCTGTATTCACCTGATTTACATAATTCCATACTTTCGGTGATAGCCGCGAAGTAGATAGTTTCAAAGATTTGTTTATTAAGTTTTTTTGCCTCTTCAGTTGTGAAGATATAGTCCATTAAGAAGAATACGTCAGCAAGACCTTGAGTTCCAATTGCAATTGCTCTTTGTTCTAAACCACCTTTTCTACCTTGTTCAGTTGAGTAACTATTAATATCAACAACTTTGTTAAGTGCTCTAACAACTTTTCTAACTTCACTATAAAGTAATTTAAAATCAAACTCACCTTTAATAATAAAGTTTTTTAATACCATTGATGATAATGTACAGATTGCTGTAGTGTTCTCATCCGTATATTGGTAAATCTCATTACATAGGTTAGATTGTTTAATCACCCCGATGTTTTGATGGTTTGTTTTTCTGTTAGCACTATCCTTAGAACATAAATAAGGAACCCCTGTTTCAACTTGAGATTCAATAATTTTGTTCCAAATTGTTTGAGCTTTAACTTTCTTACCTAAACCAAGTTCAACTGCTTTGTTATAATTTGATTCATACTCATCACCATAGGCTTCTTGTAATGGTTTGATACCCGCCTTTTTAATATCATTAGGACAGAACAAGTACCAATCACTATTGTTCTTAACCGCATTCATAAAGTTGTCTGGTAACCAAATCGAGGTAAATAAATCTTTCGCTCTTAATTCCTCAGCACCTGTATTCTTTTTAATTTCAAGTAAGTCAATAATGTCTTTATGCCAAGGTTCAATGTAGATAGCAGCACTACCCGGTCTTCTTCCTTGTTGATTAAAGAATCTTAATCCTTCATTAACAATTTTTAGGTATTTTAATAGTCCCCCCGCGAATCCACCTGATGAGTTAATTCTACTTTCTTTACTACGAATGTTAGACATACATAGACCAATACCAGCCGCGTCAGACGAATACGTTGAAATGTCGTTGAATGTTTGTAATAGACCTTCTCTTGAATCCCCATTATTGTATTTCAATACACAAGACGCTAGTTGAGGTGTTTTAGTTCCCGCGTTAATCATAATTGGTGTTGCAGGAGAAATAAGTTGATTCGACAATGATTGGTAATACTCTACCGCTTGTTCAAATGATTTAGTAACCCATAGAGCAACTCTCATATACATATGTTGAGGTCTTTCAATTACTTTACCTTCAGGGTTTTTTAACAAATACATTTCCTGTAATGATTTCCACGCAAAATAATCAAAATTATAATCATTCTCGTGATTAATTACAGAATCAATATTTTTAGGACCATATAGTTCAATAGTTTCCATTAACTTATCATTAATGATTCCATCAACGTGTAAGGCGTGCATTGTGTTACAAAAACTTTCATCAGTTTCTTTATGGTATGCAGAAATAGCAACAGATGATGCCAATCTTGAGTAGTCGTGATGACTACCTGTATAAGATGCGGCAATCTCATATACCAATTTATCTAACTCTTTAGTTGTAATAAACCCTTCAGTTGGTACTGAAGTAATTACTTTAATAAAAATCTCGTCTGAGTTAACATTTAAACCTTTAGCCGCTCGTTTAACTCTATTGTAAATTTTTTGAGGGTTAAATGAAACTTCATCTCCCCCTCTTTTTTTAATCTTTAATGACATCATATGTTTTTAATTAGAAATCTTCCGTGAATGTTAATGACTCACCTAATTTAGCCTTTTGGTACTCCATAGTTCTTGATTCAAAAAAGTTACCTTTTGTTTCAACAGCAATTTGTTCCATAAATTTAAATGGTTGGTCAACATTAAATTGTTTTTTACAACCAAATTTAACCAATAGCCCATCAGTTACAAATTCTAAATATTGTTTCATTAAATTAGAATTCATACCGATTAAAGATACAGGTAAAGACTCTGTAATAAACTCTTTTTCAATCTCTAATGCAGATAATAATATTTCTTTAATTCTTTTTTCACTTGGTTTGTTTTCAACATGATTGTTAATCAAATGAATAGCAAAATCACAATGTAAGTTCTCATCTTTAAAGATTAATGAGTTAGCATTACATAATCCTTGCATAATCCCTCTTGATTTCATCCAAAAGATAGAACAGAATGAACCTGAGAAGAAGATACCTTCAACCGCCGCGAAAGCAACCAATCTTTCTTGGAAGGAAGCATTCTCAATCCAATCAAGAGCCCATTTCGCTTTCTTTTGAACCGCAGGCAATCTATCAATGGCATGGAAACATTCGTCTTTTTCTTTATCATCAGACACATAAGTATCAATTAATAATGAGTACATTAACGAGTGAATATTCTCCATCATAATTTGGAATCCGTAAAAGAATTTTGCTTCAGCATACTGAACTTCTTTTAAGAAATTCTCGGCTAAGTTCTCATTTACAATACCATCAGACGCGGCAAAAAACGCTAATATATTTTTAAGAAAGTATCTCTCATTGTCAGATAGGTTTTCCCAATCTCTAATATCGTTAGATAAATCCACTTCTTCCGCAGTCCAAAACGCCGCTTGGTGTTGTTTATAAAATTCCCATATATCATTATGTTCGATAGGGAAAATGACAAATCTGTCATTATTTGGTTCTAATATTTTTTCTTTCATGTTTTAAATTAAATTTGTGTTTGTTGACTTTGTTGTTCTCTTTGTTTTCTTTTTTCTAAAAGTTCTTTAACTCTATCTTTTTTTCTATCTTCTTGTTGTGCTTCAAACCCTAAGAATGTCACTGAACTTTCTGTGTCGATTTCAAGTAATTCGTTATTAAATTTACAGTTTTCGAACACAACTCCATCTTGTCCTAAACGACTTTTAGTAATAGCGATGGTTGCAAGACCCATCTCTTTTTGTTGTAATGTTTTAGCCACCGAAATAATTACGTGACCAACCTGAGCCTTTTTAATTGACCCACCCATTTGGTCTGTAGTTACAACTTCCGATGAAATTGAAGCCCTGTTACCTTGTGTTGCAGTCCAACCAACTAAATCAAGTTCGTGACACATAGCCTCAAATCCTCTCATTACTGACCCTTCCGCTTTCCACTCATCTTTACTAGTTGATTCCGGTAGTACACAATCAATATAGTCCAATAAAACCATATCAAGTTTAACACCATCAGCAATCATCTTTCTAACCTGATTTTTAATTTGACTCATAGTCATCGTATCTGATGCCAATTTGTGTAAAACTAATCTGTTTTGCATTGTCTCTTTAATCTCCGTTATTTTACTCATCACCTCTTCTTTGTATTGAACCAAATTATCCGGTTCAATACCAGTCCACATTGTAAAATGTTTTCTTTGAATAATTTTTGGGTTGTCTTCAAAAAATATTTGTAATACATTATACCCTAAATTAAATGCCGTGTTTGCTATTTTTGATAAGATAGTTGTTTTACCCACACCTGTCGGAGCAAGTATAACTCCAATCTCCCCTTTAGCCAAACCACCTTTCAATAGTTTATCAATACCTTTAATTCCCATTGGAATTGGATGACGATAATCCTCATCAAGTACGGTATCTAAATTAGCGAAGATATCAGTTTGACCTTTATCTATTACTCCAACCTGTAATGCATCTCTTACAAGTCCTTCTACCTTATCATAAGACTCAAAATCCCCTTGAGTAATAATTTTTTGAGCCTTGTCCATCGCCTTTTGAAGTTCTTGTTGTTTACAGAACTTCAATGCTTTCTCCTGAACAAAAGTCGTCCCTTCAAATGGCGCATCTTTGATTTGAGTTAATGTGTCCAAAACAATCTTGGCAACCATCTCTTGAGAGATTTCAGACTTAACTATCTGTTCAAGGGTATCGAAATTAGGAGTAGATTCGTATTTCTTGTAGTACTCTTTTGTCATCTGTAAAATGATTTTAAAGTACTTGTTATCGAAATAGATTGGCTCAATAACATCCATAATTGAAGATGAAAAGTCCTTATCTAATATAATCTGATTCAGTAATTGTATTTGAAATGTGTTCCCTAAATAATCGAAATTTTTATTCATAAATTGTTTTAAAAGTTATCCTTGTATTATTAAATACTTACTTACTTAAGTCAAGTTCCAAATAATTATAACTTAATTTTTTATCTGAAAAAATGTCAGTCAATCCTCGAAGTCTTTCCTTTAGGAAAGGTCTTACATCAACAGTATAACGAACTTTTGGTGGATAAAATTTTCCATCAAAAATTCTATGACAAATTGTCTGTTCACCTAATTTGATAATAATGTTAAACACTTCAGGTCCATCAGTGAACGATGTGTCCATAATACTTGGGTCATGCATAATTGAATCTTGGTTATCCATCATATACGCTAATGTCTTCATTTTCAAGTATTCTTGAAGTTCTTCCTTGAACTCAGCAACGAATTCATATAGTTCAATCGAACTTTTTGCTTTTGGGTTAAACCCTCTTACGTTAAAGAATCTTTGGACTACGATGTTATCGTTTAATGTCAATAAAAATTCCATCTTAGTGCTTTCTTGCTCTCTCATAAATTTAATTTTTGTTTGTGTTTCGTTTTTCTTTTCTTGTTAATTTCATAAATGGTCTTAGGAAGTTTACCCAAGCTTCATCATTTTTTGGAAGATATTTGAAGAGTCCGTCCTCCATCATCATTCTCATTAAGTTTTTGTATCCCCTATCAGTAGGGTCAATCGTGTCGGTTATAATTTGTTCGACTAATTCTTTTCCATCATTAGTTATTAAGGGGTTAGATAAATCAACTATTTTTTTGTTTGTAGTGTAAAACTCTTCACCAAGTATACCATTTTTTGTTTTACCAGTCAAAATATTTTCCAAAACTTTTGATTTCTTTTCCTGCACGATAATTCCGGCATTAACCCTTATTTCGTTTATAGTGCATGGTTTAACCAGCATATCAGGGAATAATTTAACTAAAGTTTTTTCCCCTAAACCTTCAATTCCACTAATGTTATCTGAACTATCTCCGGTAAGAATCTTACAAAGTAATACATTATAGTGAGGTATCTGAATTTTATTAATTGTAATCATATCACCCTGTTTAAAGTATTGTTTTGCGTTTGGCGAGTAAATGGTTACCTTATCTGAAATAAGCTGTGTAAGGTCTTTATCTGATGAAAAAATGGTAATCTCTTCATTAGTTGCTCTCTGACAATAATAAGCAATCAAGTCATCCGCCTCATTATAAACCATCTCAACTTGTCTAACAAAGACTTCCTCAAGATATTCTTTAATACGAGCGTTTTGTTGTAGATATGATTCGTACTTAAACTCATTCATATCTTGTTTTCTATTTCCTTTATATTGTGGATAAAGTTCTTTCCGAGTGGATGAACTATGTTCGGCATCCCAGAACACAACTACTTTATCGTAGTTATGTTCCTCAAGGAATTTCCGAATTGTATTTATAAAGTGGTAAATAGCTCCTAAGTGACTTCCATCACTATAAAGGTCTTTTACTCCGTGGAATCCAATCTTCATTAAGTTGGAACCGTCTACTAATAATGTTTTAATCACATTGGTGATTTAGAGGTAAATAATATTTTAAAATTCTTTTTCTTCTTTTTCTTCTTTTAGGTCAAAGTCGCCATCCGTTCCAATGATGTTTTTCCAATATTCCGCATATTCTTTTTTATATTTTTCAATATTAATTTTTTCTTCCGCCGAATCTTTACCCGCAATGAATCCGTGTGGTGTTACAATAATTTTTCCATCATCATAACCTAATCCATTGATGTGATTTTTCATTACCGAAACTTTTGTTCTTGACGCAAACTTAATAGTTCGTTTATCTTTAGTTGCAGTAATCTTAGTTGTTCCAGCACCTTTTTGGTTTCCAAATAAATAAACCAATGATGAGTTTAACCAAATTGCTTCTCCACCTTTAGCTTTAATCTTTGGTTGACCGAATGGATTATCAGGTAATTCAACCCATGGCTGATTAACAATAATTAAAGTATTCTCATATTTTGAATCAGATTTACGAGAACCTGAGATTCTTTGGTTGATACCCATTCCAATCTTATCGGCTAATGCAGAGGCATTATGCTGCTTTCCACCTTTGCCTTCATAAGTCATTTTACAAGGAACAGAACCAACTGAATCCCACATAAAACATAAACTGTAATCCAAATTGCCTTTTTCTTGTTCGTCCAATAAGTTATTGATATAATCCGTAATTTGTTCAATATAGTTAAAGTTATTATTAAATATGTAAAATCCATCCCAATCTAATTCACCGGTTTCTTCATCAACAACTTCCTGACAATCAAACCCCATTAACTTAGCGTGTTCAAATGACCATTTTTGTTCTGTAATAATAAAGACAGGTAAAATACCTTTCTTTTGAGCATCAACCGCTGTTTTTACAAGTGCAGTTGTTTTACCCGTATCCGAGTGACCCAAGAACATATTAAGATGTCCAATAGCCGGTCCCGGTAATCCAACCGCATCTAAGAAATCCGGACCTAAGTCAAAAAATCTTTGTGGCTTATATTTTGCAGATACTGAGAACTTATCTTTAATTGACTTAAAATCGTTTTTCTTAATCGCCATTTTCTATTTTTTTTATGTGTGGTAATTTGTTTGTTTTATTTCTATTGTATTTTGAAGAATCTTCACCATATAGTACATCAATTTCTTCTTCATGAAAAGTAATTAATCGAATACTAATTACACCTTCTTCATTAGTCCCTTCATCTAACATTCCAAACAAAACTGTTTCACCAATTTGTTTATCTCTACCCGAGAAGTATCCTTTATCTTTTAGTTGACTTAATATTTCATAAGACAACATTTTATTATCCCTTAATTGTAGGTCAATTTCTTCTTTAAATGTCATATGATAAAATTAAAATGTATGGTACCATACAAGGTACCATACAAGATGTTTATTTTAGAAAGGTAGTTTTTCCATTTTAGAATGGAAGCTCTTCATCCGGTAAATCATTTGCTTGAGGGTCAACCGGTGCAGAACTTTGAGATTTTCCACCACCAAATGATTCTGTATTTACTGAATCACTTTCGTAAGCGTATCCCCCTTTTTCAGAATCCCATTTTGGTGTTTCTCCACGAGCAATTGCTTCAAGATATTCAACAGGTTTTTTAGAGTAAACGTCTAACCAAGTTAATTCGTCAGTAATCCAAGCGTTTGCTTGTGCCGGGTCAGTATGTACCGGACCTTGGTCTTCGTACATAATTGTAGATACTGCAGTATATTCTTTACCATTTGGAGCTTTTGTTTTATTTAATTCAATGATTAAATCTCTACCAATTTTAGCATCGGTAATATCTCCTTTGTTTCTCCAAATTGGAATGATTTTATCTAAGATACCATCATTTTTGTAATTGTGTTTAAATCTCCAAAATTTTGGTCCATCTTCTTCTTTATCTCTATCAATAACTTTTACGATATAGAATTTACGAGAACGATACTGAGCCGCCAATTGTTTGTCTGATTCTTTTCCGGTTGAAATTAACTCCTCATAAACCTCATTTAAAGGTGAACGTTCGTTATCATTTTTTCCCGGGTCGTAGAATTTTTGCCATTGCCCCCCTACTTGTATCTCATGATACCAAGCTTCTTTAAATGGTGATGAACCATCGCTTGTAGGTAAGATTCTAACTCTTCTTTGTCCAGATTGCTCCTTATCACTTAAGATAAGTGCAAAATATTTTTTCATTCTTTCGTCTTGCGACATTTTCCCTTGGGCTCCGCCCCCTGATTGTTTTGAATTTTCGTACTGTGCCAATACGGCGTCTAATGAACTCATGTGTTATAAAATTAATTTGTTAAATTGTTAGATAAAGATAGGTGATAAATAGTAAAAAGTCAAATTAAAAAAGGTGTCCGTTAAGACACCTTTAAATTTTTTGTTATCGTTTGAATGATGTTTTATATTCATCTTCTTGAGGATTTGGTCGGAATGAATTTTTAATATCATTTGTATTAATATCTTCAACTTCGTCTGAAGTTAAAACATATTCATTTTTTCCTGTTTTTTCCATTTCATCTTGTTTGTCATCAAAGAATTGTGAAAGTTTTTGATTAAATGGGTATGAATCATAACTTCTCAACTCTAATTTTTCTTGAGGAGTTTTTTCACGATACTTCTCAATTTTACTTTCAAGTGAATTTAATTTGTTCATAACATTATCCATCTCACTTAATTTAGCTTCTAAGTTAGACAATTGGTTAAACAAGTTTTCGAAATATTCTTCTTGTTTTGTTTCAATATTTTTTTGAGAATTAACCAAATCTGTTATTTCAAGTTCTTCAGACTCTTCACCTTCAGTTCCTTTTTCTTCAGATTCTCCTTCATCGTCAATTTTTTCTACGTCAGGGTCATTTGCAACATCGATTGGTTGTGGTGCCGTATCTCCCGGGGCTGGCGGTGGTACCGCTTCAGAAGGTGCCGGTGCTGGTGGAGCTTCTCCTCCTGCAGGTGGTGGAGGTGTTAAGGCCTCCAACCCAGCTGTTGGGTCTTCAGGTACCTCAGCATCTTGTTCCATAATATACTTATTAATATTATGATATCTTGATATTTCTTGTATTAATTTTTTATCTAAATCCATTTTGATTACCCGTTTAATAATTGTTTAATTCCTCCTGCCGTCTCAACTCTAACTTTTCTATTAATAGTTGTTTGGTGTCCGGCTCTTTCAATAAGACCATCTCTTTCTCTGATTGTATAACAATCCCCTGTGTCTAAATCACAAACTTGTTGTGTTCCATCACCGTTATCTGTTTGAGAAACTCTAGTCGATTTCCCAAGATAGTTGTCTAATGCTGATTTTATGTTCATAAAATTGTTTTTATTATAAATATATCGTTATGTTATAAAGTGAAAACGTCACTTAGTATTGTTTGAGTCAGTACTTCACCCCCATTTGGTTTATCATCACCATATGGTTTATATTGAACCTGTAACCTAAAAGAACCTATTTTTTGAACGGTTATTTCATTTGTATAGTTTGTTGACGGTCCTCCACTTCCACTATGACTAATTATTTCATAAGTAGATGCATCTAAAATTTTACTACCAAGTACAACGTTTTGTTCTTTGAAAGGGTGTTGAGAATCAGTAGTAAAGTTATATGTAATATAACCACCCGCAGGTTTTTTAATATTATAATAACTCCACCCTTGACCCTGTAAATTAACAGAATCTGTAAGTCTAATCAATGACAGTGGTAGTTGTGGGAATGTTGGTAATGTTTGGCTTGTCGGTACATTACTAATAGGTACTTGATTTTGATTAGGTAAAGTATACCAAACTTTGAACGGGAATTGTTGCACCACAGGTTGCTCTTGACCTTTATATGCTTTAAGAATAAACATAATATCTATTTGTGTTTTACCTTCAATTTTTGGTATATCATTTATGAAGTAACTTTCAACATCCGTTAAGGTAACATTAAAAACCCCATTTACTACTTGTCCACTAACACCAATACGATTTTTTGAGATATATTTTCTAGTAACAACATTATTAACTTCTTCTAACTCATAAACAGTATAACTCATATCAACACTAGGTGATAATACCCAACCAATTGACTGAGGATTTATCTTAACAGTTAATGATTGGGTTTTACTCGCATTTAACTGAACATCAGTTCCTATCATAGTTACAGGTCCTACAGTTTGAGGATTTGTATTTACAGTTTCACTTTGAGGTGCATTAGCAGTTTGATTCTGAGGATTATTATATCCACCCGGTGATGACGCTGCCGATGCGGTTATTGCTGGGTCAAATGTATAATTATCGGTACTTGTCGCAGTACCATTAGGAGTTGTAATAACAATCTTACCTTTATTAACTACAGTACCTGTTCCAATTATCGGAGTATTAAATCTTAATGTTGTATCATTAAATACCGTAAATCCTGTTGCCGGAACACTAACTCCATTGACAGTAATCGAAGTAGTTCCATCAAAACTAATACCATTAACTTGAACCACAGTTCCTGTATTACCTGATAAAGGTGAGAATGATGTAATTGATGATGGAGGACAAGATAATTTTGAGGTAACCGCAGTTGTAGTTGGAACACCGTTACTACTACCTTGGCTTTCAACTTTATTAATTGTATTTTTTAAATCTTCAACAATTGCTTTAGTTGCAACTCCAACACTAAGTGCCGAAGTTAACGCTTTATCGAATGTCTCTTTAGTTTCTGCATAATCTTTAATGTGTGTATCGTAATAAGATTCGGAAACCTTTATACTTTTAACCGGCCAATAACAAGCATAGTATTTAACAAGACCCAAGTCTAATATTTGTTGTACCCTTTCTCGTAATCTTGCACTCATAAACGCAATAAAGTTATCAACTGTAGCAAAGTTTGCAACAGGTGTTGTTCCTTTAGTTGAAGGATTTGGATTAAGGTTAACACAAGAATATGTACTAAGGAACGTACCATCAATCTGACCGTAATCAACATTTAGTGGAGCAGTTGCAAAGTTATTATTCCATCCATTAAACTTACCTAATTTACTATTACTGTCTTTTTGGAAAGTCCTAAGATAAGAAATACAATAAATAATTGTTGCCAATTCAGGATTATTTGGCATAATTCTTTTAAGAACACTCGCAAATTCTGTTTCAGTTATTCCTGTAAGAACCGCATTAGTCGCTTGAAACTGTTTATTAAGATAAATTGGAAGTACTTGACTTCCACATTCATTTGTGGTTCCTTTTGTATTATTTGCAGATTGAACTGTATTACTTGCTTTATTAGAATTGGTTGACGCACTTAATACATTAATAGTATCTTTCTTAATTTTAAGAAGTCCCTCAAGTTTTGTTAATAAATTTTGATTCATACTTTGAATAAAACTATCAATTGCAGGTAAATCATAAATTCCTTGTCTAATCCCTTGGAATGATGTTTGGAATTGACCCGGTTGAATACTATGTTCAACTTGTAGTATCATATACGGACCATTAAACATTGGAACGTGTCTTAAATTAAAATACATTGTTGGTTGTAACATGGCATTCCCTAAACAAACAACAGAACATGTATAACTTCTTTGTTTGTAAAGGTTATACAAACTGGCGTTTTGTGTTGCAACATTTTTACCTGATGCTTGGTCAGCTATATTTATCTGTGCAGCAATTGATTCAGAAGTTGCACTACCATTATCCTGAGACACATTGAACGAGTAAAACACATTTTGATTTCTTGTACCAATATCAACACTAAACCCAACACATTTATTTGAAACCCCCCAATCTTTTTTACCAACTTGATTTTCAATTAATGGGTTTTCAGATGCTCTACTCATATCAAACGCATCATCTCTGAACCTAAAATTACCTTTTGGTAATTCCAAATATTGAGATGGTTTTCCAACATAGAAACAAACCATTTTAGAACTTGATTTTCTATAATCAACATTTAAAAATGTCCCCCATAAATTATTAGCAAACTCTGACGACCCTTCGGCTCTATTTGGTATTGTTGTACCATCAACATCCTGAACATTATAAAAATTAACATATGCTGGTAGATTCATCACAGTAAAATTATTTTTTCTCAATAATCCACTAATAAATGTAAAAACGCTCATACCTTCGTTCAAGGATTTTTGACTAAATGTATTCCTCATTTCAAAAATATCCAATAAGATAGTATCACCAATATTTCTTGATGCCCTATCTAAGAATAAAATATCCTCAAACAATGTTTTAGTTTTATAATCAGAGCCCGCAATCCATTTATCATTTAAAGCTTTGAACACTTCGTAATTTTCAACTTTACTTTGTTGACCATCAATAACGGTTTGAACTGTTTTTTCAGGTAATTGCTGTTGGTCAGGTAAATCTTTTCTTACCCCATCTAAAACAAGATTTAGAAAATTATCTTGTAATACACTTTCATTGGTTAGGTATTGATTAATCTGAGCTTGGAACTGAGCAACTGTTGTACTTGGATTTTTTAACTTCTGAGTCGCATACATTTTAATAATTGGTGCTAATAACACAACATTATCAACTGAAAACAAAATATTATTATCAATAAAAAAATCAGTAATGTATGAACCAGTACTACTATATCTAACATTATTTATTGTTGAAAATCCAACTTCTGTCTCAAGTGCTTTCCAAGCATTTGGATTTAACAATTGAGACTGACTAAGACTTAATGAACTAGTTTTAGTTGGTAATGTATTTTGTACATACGGTTGAAACTCAATTGGGTCAACAACTTTTTGAGTATTATTATGTGAAAGATATGAATCAAAAATTCTTCTTCTATAATTTGATGGATTACCATATCTAAATAAGATATCATAATTCATGAAGTCTTTAATACCCGTTTGGAAAACATTATATTGTCTGTCAATCGCACTACTAAAATATTGTGAGTCCGAAACACCTGTTGCCGGTGCCGCTATTGTCATTAAATTTCTAAATAATGATTGGAAATTTCTAAAGGTTGCATTAACTTGAACTACAGACGTTTCAAAATGAGCAACTTCAGCTCCTGTTGAACTATTTGTAATTGGTTTACTAAAATTTAAAAACTCTTGTTCAAACGAATCCAATATTTTTTTCTCAAAAACTGAAAATATCTCTTCAATTTTAGTATAGTTATCACCATTCAAAAAGTATAATGGAGATTGTGTTTCACCATTATTAATTAAATTAATATAAGAATCCGGTTGAGGGTATGCAATTTGATTACTATCAAAATATCCATAGTTAGGTGCTGACCATAAAGTTCTAACCGAACCATTATAAACATTAGGGTTTGATGTTAAATTAACTACAGTATTTGCAGAAGTTGTTAAATTAGTAACACAAGCAACCTCAGATTGATTTAAAGAATTTCCAAATGATGGAACTACAAAATAATCCGTACCTTTAGTATTGTTAACAGGATTACAATTAACATCAGGATAATAATTACTACTACTAAGTAAAACCGAATATGTTACAAGACTTAACGATTTACCATTTTGGTTGGCAGATATGTTAGAATCTTGATAGTTAAACAATTTCATGCCTCCATCTACACTATTTTGAATTTCATCATTAGTGTAATTATCGTATAATTCGAATCCATTATAAAAAACGTTAAAGTCATTAATTACTTTAGGATAAAACCCAATATTCATATTAGCGGTAATTGATGTCTCCTCTTGTAATGTTATTGAAATAGGAGTACTATTATAATTGAACTTATAGTTTTGAGTATTTGAACTTAAAATAGGACTATAATTTGTTGTGTAGTCAAAATTAGTCCAAGCAGTTTTTAAAATATCGACGTTTGATTCTTTATATTTTTTATAACGATGCCAAATTGACCCATACTTTAATACCCAAGCATATGGTAATTTATGAATCGCACCAAATTTTTTCAAACAAGATGAAATATAATCTAACTCATCAACAAAGGTATCTGTTTTTGTTTTATATCTTTCTCTTAGTGTCGCTAAAGGTAATGAATTTAAGAAAAGATATGCAGATTGAACATAGGGATAAGGGTCACTTGTTCTATTATTTTGAACACCATTCATAATTGAATTAACAAAATATGGAGTATTCAACATAGATGTTGTTGTCTTAAACGGTAATACATTTGTTGGAGTCGTAAAATCACAATACCCCTCAGTTGCAATAAAATTTTTAGGTTCTCTACTTCTATAAAAATCAACAAACCCATAAGGATTTAATAAATTAAATTGCACCGCAACTAAGGATGGATTTTCATTTTGATAAAATGAAAAGTTTGTAACCGGTCTATTGGTTGTAAAATCATAAACATCATTAAAATTTGAAATAATTTTTCTTGGTTCAAATATCTTTAAAGTTTTCTTTGTATTATAAACTTCGTTACCCACAGATTTATTACTTGAACTCAAATTAGTTAAACACCACGTAGGGTCTGTATATGGTAATGTATCCACAACCAATGGTTCATTTGAAGCATTTTTTAATAAGGTTTCGAGAGCCAACGATTTAGTACTTACTTGTGGTATTTTTCCAATATCTGATGTTGATAAAATACTATACGAGTTATCCACCAAATTTTTAATATATGGTGTAACAAAGAAATCACGAATATAATCTTGATACGCCCTTCCTGTACCATTATTCGAAATAGTACTTAAGAACTCAGGATATGAATTTGCCTTTAAATTATAATTTTTAAGTTTTAATGTTAAATAAGGAGAACTTATTCCAAGACCTTTAACAATATTGTTAACTTCCGCCTCAATATTCAACTTAATTAATTCATCAATCTGATTAGAATTAGCCCTAATTAATCCTGAATAGTGAGAAGTTAAAAATTGTCTCTCCCAAATTTCATAAAAGAATTTTACCTCTTCTTTATTAACATATGGTAATCCTGCTGACGGAAATTCAATTGCATTAATGTTGATTCTATTAGTATCTCTTTCATTATCTAATGGTGGTGGAGCGAGTGGGACACTGAATTTTTGTGTTATACCTTTCATATACTCCTCAACAAATTCAACTTCAGGCCATTTATCAAACAAATATCCTTGAGTTCTATCAACAATTGTTGGGTCCGCAATATATTTTATTTGAAATCTACCTTTTTTATCTTCAGGTGTTTCAACAAAAAATAACGGCCATGGGTAAACCGGTTCTTGAGAATTTAACAAATTAGCATCATTCATTATTGCAAATGGGTCCCTAACTACAACTCCTCTTGTTTCAGTACTTGGGGCTGATGATGGATTATCTAATATTGCATTTTTTCTAACAGGGTCGTATTTAACATTCCAAGCATTTGTATGTACATCATCTAATAATCTAACAAATGCCTCTGCCGATGCCATTACAACTGCAATCAGATTCCTAACGGTTGGTTTAAATCCAAGACCTGTATCAGTATCTTCAATTTTTCTCAATAATTCCGCAGAAATTGATGATTCATATTCTGATAGTTTCTTATTCGCATTTGTTTCAATTAATGAAATTTGATTATCAAATCTATTATCACCTTCAAAAATAAAAAAACTAGCGTTCACAGTTTCAGTTACTTGTCTTCCATTAACCTCATTTACCACAACAATAGGAATTTTTGTTTGATATAACTGTTCTTTAAGAGCAATAATGTCCTTTTCCGTTGGTAAAACTTTCCCTGTTTGTATTCTAACTGTTTCTTTCCAGTTAATAGCACCATCCGCTGGTGGGTCAACTGTAAAATTAACAAACTTAATTGGATTTGGTATTGGAGATGCTCCATTTTTACCTAATGTAGCATTTTCAGATAAAGCTTTATTAAACTTATTTACGTAACTTTCCAATAATTTAGCAGCAGTCTCTTTCTCCGATTGCTCTAATTTTTTAAAAATATAAATCCTTTCATTTGTATTATTCAATACAATTGGTTTTGGGTCAAGATAAGTATTAAACCAAGAAGTATTTGCTCCTCTTACTGCAGAAAAATATTGTTTTAAAACCTCTTTATAACTTCGAATATTAGTTAGAGGTTCCACTTTAGCCTTTGGAAATGAATCCATAATATTATTCTCAAAGGTACTTAACTTAGTCATTAATTGAAATACTGTTAACTCTGGTAAATCAGGAGAAATTAATCCTTTTGCTTTATATTCACTGTAAAGTTCAGCAATTTTTTGATACCCTCTTTCAGAAACTATTTCAGTAGTAAACACATCACCACTTTGTGAGTTGTTTTTTGAAACAGCTCCCTGTACACTTGATTGAGATTCAGCAGCTTTGTTTGATTCTTGAGTACCTCCCGGAGTTGTTGAAACATTGAAAGTTTGTCCATACATATGAGGAACCGCCAATAAATGTCCCATTGAGATTTCATTAAGTACATTAAACTTATATCCTTTGAATTGTAAATCCACTTGATAGTTACCACTAAATGTGTTAAATGACGCATGAAATTTTTCTAAATTTAATTGATATCTAATTGCCTGTCCATAATAACCTTTTAGTGTTAAATAAAATGGTGGATAAGGAAGATTAAAAAAAGCAGAATATGGTGAATTATTACCTAATGAAAACAATGCCTTTCCTTGCACATCTTCTAACTTTATATTAACTGAAGGTACAAAAGATGAGTTAGTTGTTACATTAATTGATGTAATTCCTAATAAACCATTATCAAATACATTTTTTAAGTCAGCGGGTGAACTAATAGTGTAAGCTTGATTACCATCACTTGCAGGAACTCTTTTTTCCATCATTTGATTATCACCCTTAAACTTCGTTGAATTATTACCAGTCAATTCATCATAATAACCCACACCTAAAAAATTATCTTTAGTTGGTTTTAAAAAATTCATCTTGGCAACTGATATAGTTCTAATTCTATCTTCAGGACTTGCCCCTACCGCAAGTTTAGTTCTTGGAAGAACTTCCGCTTCCAAATTTGCATACATAACTAAACTCTCATGGTCAATTAATCTTTCTTGTATTTTACCCGCTGAGTTAATTGTTTTGTTAGGGTCAACAACAATAATATTATTGTAATCAAACTCTACTAATATATCTCCACTGTTGTCTGCTTTTAAGTTACCTGCCATAATAATAAAAATGATTTTCTAATGCTCCCTTATAGTCCTGTAATGAAGGTAGTAATGGAAATGGTATAATCAATACCGCACCATCATATATGGTATTTTCTAATCCACCAAATTGAGGATTAGCCTGAAGTATTAACCAACTAAAATACGGAGAATCATAATAATCTTGAGATACTTTATCTAATCGACTTCTACCCACTTTATAAATAAATGCCTTATCTGTAGGTTTTTGAGGTAACTCCACGTAAGGTACAACGGTTTGTTCACCGTTAATTAGAAATTCACTATACCTATTCCAATATTGAAATGCCATTAATTAAGTTTTACTTTTGATATGTATGCTCCCGCTGAAACTCCATCTTCAGAATTCCATTTGTTATTATCTGTGTTTCTATTTGTCGTATCTGCTAATGAAGATATCATAGTTTTTTGTGATTTTTTCTTATCATCAGTACCATCTGTTTCTGTTGTATAAGTAAACTCCCTTTTTTTCTTATCAAATGGTGTATATTTTAAATAATTTTTTAATTTATTTTTTTCAACATCATCAATAAATGCTTTTGTTATATTATTTTCACTAACAAATAAAGGTTTTGTTTGAGTAATCCAATAGTTATCAAACTTAGCCTCAACATCATCAAATCCCCCACTTAATAATCCAGCGTTATTAATAATATTACCAATCATCGCGGTTTTAAATGTTTCATATTTTTTATCATCAACAACATCATCAGAAACTACCATATAAACTCTTCTAAAAATATTATTATCAAATAGTGTATTTTTACTAAATGGTCTAAATACATTTTCAACCGTTACTGTGGTATCAAGAGATTTACCTTTAGGGTCTGTTTCAAAAACTAAAACTCCATTATATGTTAAACTATCCAAAGGATTAACAAACTCAGTTTCACTCCAAATAAGTAAATTAAATTCTTTAATACCTTCACATATTTTTCTAATGTCGTCAGTAAGTTCTACTAATGTATTAGAAGCCCCTGTTGATGACGCATTAACATCAGACGTTCCACTAGTCACATACACCTTAACAGGACCTGATTTTGCTTGATATCCATCAGTACCACTATTATAACTTGTAGTTCCATCAAAAATTAATATATTAGCTCTTCCTATAGTTTGAATATATGTTTGTTCGGTATTACTAATATCTTGAGTTATTTTTGTAATAGCATTTTGAAATGATGCTCTTTTGTTTTTAACTAAATTCTTATAATTTTCTTTTAATTGACGGATTACTTTTGGTGAAAAATTACAAATAGCGGACGACATAAAGGTAATAAATCCTTCATTCCCACTTTGAATGTTTGATTCAAGTTCACCAAAAATAGTATCAAACCTTTTTTCAACATTACTTGGTTTTCCAAATAAAACACACTCGGGTGGAGTCACATTAAAATTACCTTGAGTATAAGAACGTTCCAACATCCATTGTTGTCTAACAGCGTTGTTATATTGATTAACACTTTCTTTTGTTTTATTAACAACCGTTTGGAAATATGTTTGAGTTTCATTAACAAACTTAACCATAAAGTCAGAATAACTAATAGTTCCCGTCTCACTAGTTCCTGTTAAAACATTTGTTAACGTTACACCAATGGTACTATTATTATTTTGCCCATTCTCAACCGCCGCTTGATTGACCGCAGGTGCTTGAGGTGGTGCTGTCATTGCCAAAAATTCTTTATCTAAAACTTTCAAGAAATCTTCTTGGGCAGTAACATCCGCTCTATCATCCCAAATTTCAGTATTAGCATAATAATTGAATGTTAATGCATTTTGTAATTTATCTATCGACTCTTTTAATCCACTTCCACCAACAAAATTAAATCCAAAAGTAATATTCGCAATCATTGGTTGAATACCAATACCCTCTGGATTAATATCTAATGATTCATATTGTATCCCCAATGACGTTGGAATAATTTTTGTATTGTAAAAATCTCCAATACGTAATACCAATACCGGAGGTGCCCCAAATGATGTATTTGTGGCATTATTGTATTGTAATTGTTGTTTACCTGCAATGTCTTTAATCGTTGGAATTGTATCTCCCGGTCTCATACATTGTTGTAAAAATGTAAGACGAGAGTTTAATCCTTCAGGTGTTGTTGAGTGAAATGCCGGTTGGAAAAATTTTAACTTGTCTCGCAAGTTATCATAAACCATAGGTGTCTCAGCTTTGATTGTTTCAAAGTAGTCACACTCAGACAATAAAGCTCTTAAAACACGTTTAGTAATATTATCCCTTGGTTTATATTCTTGTGTTATAACGTTTTCTTTAACAGTTTTTAATACTTTATTTTCCTCAACAATTGTTGTGTATTGTGCTGGTTGCGTTGTTGTTGGTTGTTTAATCGTTGGCACTACTGTTTTGACATAACCTCGTCTACAAGCCATGGCATTTGTTGTTGTAATATCATTTGCGCCAACTTGAGTATCTCCACCTACAGCTCCAGTATCCTTATCAGAACAATTCACATTTGTGCCAATTTTATAAGCTTTAGTAACTGCATCAAATTGTAATACTTGAGCATTTTCACCGTATACGGTTGTTGCTTTAAGTAATAATTTTTGTTTTGATAAAAATGGTTTTAATACATCACTTTCTTCAAAAAACTTAATAATAGAGGCAATTCTTCTTTTAGCCAACTCAACATTATATGATTGAGTAGCAGGAGCTGAACAACTAGCATCGATAGTAACTGTTATAGTACCATCACTATCTTTATATTGGGTTAATTGTTTTGCTAAATCATTAACAAATTCTTTTGCTAAATTATAATTTGGAATAACTACCGATTCAAAAAATACGTTAGTTTTTTCAGCGTTTGGTCTAGTATTGTAATATTGCCTATTAGTAGCACTAGTATATCTTGTAAACTCTGTAGTATAATTTGGTATCGCCTCATTTTTTTTAGGGAAATCATTTCCAAAATAAAACCCTAATTGTTCGTATTTTTTAAAATCAACGTTAGTGTTTCCACCACCACCTTCTTGGGATACGTTAACATCCGCCCCTGTTGGTGAATTAACACCAGTCTGAACTGTTTTCTTAATAAATTCAGTTTGTTCTTTAGTTGTCTCTTTTGACGAAATTGCTTCTTGTAATAGATACAAATCATTTGGATTAACCGTATAATATTTTTTAGCTAATTCATATAAATCATATTTTCTACACCCAGCGAAGAATGATTCTAAAATACTATCAACTCTAACTTTATTAGTTTCATTATTTAATATTTTATTAACTATAACATTCAACACAGATGGATGGTCAACAACTATTTTCCAATTTATAGTACCTGTACGGGTAGTACTCTTATATGTGTAAATAGGTTCCGGTCTACCAAGGAATTCAGTTGGATTCCAATTTGGGGTTGTTTGTTCACTAAACGTTAATCCATAAGGTGGAAACCACATAACTCTACCTCCATTAGGTCCTCTTTCACATACTGGTAAATCAGCAACTGAATATCCCGGAGTACTTGAAGTTCTCCAAGCCAAGTTCTCCAATGAAAACATATATTTTTTGGCATATCCATTATTCATACCACCAATAAGGTTAGTTGAATCTTGTCCTCCTTCTTGTTTGTTTGGTGCGATGTTTAAGTTATAGGTATTATCAAACACAGAATCAGAAAATCTTCTACCTGATGTTGTTATACCATCTACTTTTTGTAAATCATTGTATTGTAGGTATGGTAAATCTTTAGCAAAAATACGACAATACTCTGTTCCAACTTCTTGTCCCACGGCTCCAACATATCGATATACTCTTGAACCTTTAGTAATTTCTTTATATCCATCATGAAAAACTTTACTAACTTGGTCAATCGCATTCCCTACGTGTTGTAATCTTCGACCTCCTTGAGGTTGGCTATTAATAATTCTCTGAGTATCATCTAAGATAGAACCTCCTTTAAAAGTCCTGTTTGTCGATTCAGTTGTGTTATACGATGAAGGTTTAAAGTCTTCATCCTCATTTGTAACAACACCACCTAAACCAACTTTCTTACCGGCATTATCTTTATATTTTGGAGATGTCCAAGTAAATCCTCCTTCAATACCACCACCATTAGAATAGGTAGGACCATTAGCCCCTAATCTTACATCTTGACTTGGTCCCTCATATAATTGAGCTAACTCTTGAGGTCCATATACTGGTGATTGTTGTTCTTTACCAAATTGGTCAACAGGTAAATCACCACCAGGTGAAAATATTCTTGACGGGTCAGAATTTCTTGAACCAACATAAAAATTACTGTTATCCGATAATGTCCCGGTTAATGCCCCGGCAACTCTATCGAACACACCTCTTTCAAAATTTGGTTTGTATTTGTTGTAATCAATATTTTTAAACAAACGTGATTTTTGACCTGCGCCTGTATTATTATAAAAAATTTGTGACCCGGTTTGACCCGCACCTAGTAATTGATTAAAAAAGTTCCCAATAGTTGTTCCCGCAATTGCGTTTGTAACTTGTTGAATTGTGGTAGGTTGACCAGGATTAATCATCGGGTCAAAATACGACCCCGGAATTAAACTTATAGGTAAAATACTACCTCCTAATCGAAGTGCAAAATCTGCGGCGGCGGTTATTGGATTTGATGGAACGGTTATTTGCCAATTTGGTTCTAATATAGGCACCGAACCTGATAGTATATTAATTAAGTCAGTACCGCTAGTTACATTTAAAATGTTGGCTTGTCCTATTGTTTCTAACCTTATTCGAGCAGCAATTCTTTCTTGGAATTCATTTCTAAGTGTTTGAGCACCTAAACGAGCAATATACGAATCTTGACTTAAATTACCGTTACTACCGGTTGGATTTGTTGATAATAAAATTGATAGTGGGGAATACGATGATGAAACAATTGGTCCCGGATATGGTTGTCCATTACCTTGTCTATCTTGGTCAGGTCTAACTGTTTCTAAACTTGAAAATGATTCTGCTGAGTCAAACACATTTAACCCATCAGCATAAGCATTTAATGGTCTCCATAACCTTACCGCGTCATAACCCTCATCGACAATATGAGCATCTTGTTGACCCGGTCCATATTCACCTTGATTTGAAATTGTATTAGTCAATCCATTTGGGTCAGGAACTTGTAGATATCCTCCCTCATTGCCATATCTATTTAAAGGATATAATTGATTTGCTAATGATGGGTTGTCAATAAGTTGGTCAGGACTATCAATTACAGATAAATCCGATGAAATATATTCATACGGAACTTGAACAGAAGGCCTGCTTGGAGATTTAGCATAAGGAACTAAATTTCTCGTTATTAATTTCTTTCTGAAACCATCTGAATTTATGAAATCTAATGGACTATTTGACATTTACGATTTTTTATTATAAATAGATTATTAATAAGTATTTGATTCAGGTGATTTTGATTTATCATCAGGCATTAACCTAAAAATATAATCCTTGAATCTTGATTCATTAAAGGTAGTGGTTAAAATTTGTTTTAGTTGTTCTGTTGAAACACCATTGGGGGCTTTAATATCAACTTCAATTTTACCACCAACATCAACAGTTCCTTTAGTTGTTTGAGTTGTTACAGTACTTTGTCCATTCTGTAATGTTGCTGCCCTATTTCCTCCTGATGGAGTTATTGGTGACGACGATGTTGATACATTACCTCCATAAGATTCAACAGCTTTATTAACATTACCTTTTATCATTCTTTCTCCCGCAGTGTTGTTTGTTAATCCCGCCGCAATTTTTTCACCCACTTCTTTTAATACTTCAGTAAATCTTTTTTGAGAAGCTTCTAAAACGCCACCAAGACCACTTATTCCATTTTCAAACGCACTAGTAAGAGGTTTGTTACCATCTTTTAAATTCATGGCAACATTACCTAACTCTTTTAGTACTCCTTCACTTAAATCCCTAAAATCTTTAGCTTTAAATGCATCTGATGTCTCACCAAGAGTGGTTTTAATAACTCTTTGTGATGCAGCAATACCTTTTGTAATTTGTTTTGGACTTGTTATTCCTTGAGATATGGCTGCGTTTATCGATTTAACATTTGCCAAAATATCTTCATCAAGACCTAATTGTAATTTAGTCATTTGTTCAAGAGTTTTAGGCCCGGTCTTTTGTTCCTCAATAAGTTTATTCATTTCTTGTTGAGTAATTTCCCCTAAGTCTTTATAAACTTTTTCACCTTTTTCATCCGTAACCTCAACTTGATACTTACCATCCTTCATTGTCGCAATATTATTAAGATATTGTTTGTCTTCTTCATTTTCAAAAACTAACGATGGGTTAATAGATGAAAGTCTTTCGTCTAATTCAGCCGCGGCTAATGCAGATTTTGATAAATTTTCAAAACTTGTATTAGTTGCTTTAGCAAGTTCTCTTAAGGTTAATACACCTTGAGGGTTAATTTTGAACGTTTTTGTTTTTTCGTCGTACTCCGTAAATTGTTTTGTTGCTTTAATTAAACTATCTTGTAATCCCGCTGGGTCAGTAAGTGACTGATTCATCAATTGGAATGGGTCAGCTAAATTACCCATTGAAACACCTAATCTTTGGATTGCTGCCGCAGTTTCAACTGCTCCTTCAGGGTCTAAAACTTTTTCAGCAAACTGAAAAGTTTCTTTCATATCAAACCTTAACATTGACGCTTGAGCAGCCATTTTTGTTAACCCTTTAACCCCACCTTCAAATTGAAACCTATTCATTTGTGACATATTGTCGGTCACATCTTTCATAACCGTCTTTGTGTTTCCACCAATACTTTGGATATAATTAATCGAATCTTCTAATTGTGGTCCAATTTGTCCAATACCAACACCAACATCTAAAAAAGAATTACTTAAACTTTCAGCACTACCCCCAATCAATTCAGTTGCAGCAAAAAGTTTTTCTACATCTTCGGTATTTGCAATAACATTACGTCTTGACGCCTCTGCAATACCAATCATTGTTTTTTGGACATCTTTTATATCTCCACCTAAACGAGCAACTCTTGGAGCAGCATCGGAAACCGCCCTATACGTTTCAGTGAGTCTTTCTTGTCCTTGTCCAAAAGCTTTATTGAGCTCGACTTGGGCTTTATAAGTGTCCTCAATTGTTTTTGCTAACGTTTCAAAATTTATTTTAAAAGCTTCAGCTAATTGTTTACTATAACTTAATGAGCTTTTACCTGCGTCTTCTATTTTTTTTTCTTCGTCTCCTGCTGCCATAATTTGAATGGTGTTTTAATATAAATACAAAAGGACTGAGTTTTCAGTCCTTTGTGTTATCTTCAATCCACTTATCTAACAAATATTTTCTAACAAATAGTGGCATTGTTTGAAAATCTTGATAAGTTATGTTCATTAATTTGTTCAAATAGTAGAATTCATCTATCTGTCCTTTTCTATAATCAGAAGAAAGGACGAAAAAACTCAACCCCAAATCCGACATTAACTGTCATCTTTTCTCCTGATGGGGTGATTACAACTCGACTCATGTCTAATCTTGGTTCATTATCATTCATAAATTTTTTTATGAATTTTGAATCCAAAATCGGCATTTGTTCGATAAACTTAGCTATTTCTGATTTATCAGCACTTCCATTTACCTCTATAATTTCTTTTTGTAATCTCCAAGTTACTTTTGGAACAACTCTTCCTTGAGGATATGAGTCTTCTAACTTGCTTATTTCTAAAATCTCACCATAAGTTATAGGTTTTAATTTTATTGTAGCTTGTGATTTAGGTAATTGAGTAATAAAAGTACCATCTTCATTAGGTGTTTGTCCATTAATAACATTTAACTCATCTAAATAAACTGTTGTTTGAAATGGTTTTTTTGTTAATTGGTCAATTAAATTTAAATTAATCTCAGGTCCAAAACCTGTATTTCTTAAGAATATTAAAATTGCTTCAACATCTCCTTCTAACATATCTTCAATCCTAAGGTCTGGTTCGTAGATTTTACCTCTTAATAGTGTTGAGGTCATATCATTCCCACCCGCCATTAAAATATTTTCGTCATTAGCTGTTAGATAACCTACCTTGATAGATTTCTTTTTATTTTTGTAAAACACTCCTCCCGATGGTAGTGGTACTACATCATGTGGTAACGTAAAGTTTTGTTGTCCGTATTCTATTGCTTGATTTTCCATATAAAAAAATAACCGTAAAGTTTATGTCTTTACGGTTAAATATAATTAGTATTGATTTTTTATCAACACATATGTTTTTATTTTTTTTAAAAAATTAATAAACTAATACACAACGGTCCATTCTTAATGATACACTAATGTCAGCAAGACCATCAGTACTGTACCCTAACGAACCAAAATCAACACTAGTTAAGAATGTACCATAGAGAATCCATTTTTCTACCACAACTCCTGTTGGGTCTAACATCTCAAGGTCAATATCTTTTTTATAACCCGCAGCATAACCCATACGACCTGTAACAGATTCAGCGTGTAAACGAACCCATTCCATAAGAGCTTGTGCCGCAGATGGTCCAATTGGGTCTCTAAATTTAACAGGTATTTCATCCCAATTAAATCTACCCGCAACATAGGTAGATGTATTTAAAAATTGTATTTCAGTAGAAGCAATTTTAATTTTAGGTCTTGCAGTACTTTCTACAAACCATTCGTTAATCCCTAAGCTTGATGGAAACCTTAGTATGAATCGATTCTGTCTTTTCGGTTCGTAAGGAATCGGCATTTTCATCAATAAATCAGCCATATTATTTTAAATTAGTTTTTCTTTGTTTATTATCATAAATATATCC